GGCATGACTATATACATTACGAAGTTCTTCTGGAGTGTACGATTTATTGAGTGCTACAAGCATGTCGTCTTCTGCGAGAACCTTAAGCATCTCAAAAGTACCGACGCCATCCATATTAGCTGCGATAATAGGATTGACGTCGATCTTTCGTTGAGAATGAGGAAATGCAAATGTTCGAGTGAGCTTAACCTCTTTTCTAGACGTTAGTGTTGAACGCTTAGGACGAAGAAGAACGTCCGAGTAATCTAGTTTGGTGTCACTCTCAATGTGCATCGTTGCCTCTCTTGTATGGTGCCGCCACCAAGGTTCGAACTCGGGACCTGATGATTACAAATCAACTGCTCTACCAACTGAGCTATAGCGGCTGTTAGATGTTACGCTAAATTTATATATGAGCTTACTACGTACTTTGGTCCACTGATTGGGATATCACCCTTATGTGGATACATGAAATAAGGTGGGAAACAAACGACTGAACCCTTACGTGGTTTAACGGACATGACCTTCTCATTGATCAGGAACTGAGTCGCGCCGCCTTCTTCTACATCATTCAGGTACCAGAACATGACAAGCATTCGCTTTCCAGACTCAGCGGATGCTACATCGGTATGCCATTCAAAATATCCTTCACCCGGCTCGTATCTTTTAACACGAGGTGCTTCATATGAGATTCGTTTGGGAAACAAACCAAAAACGTCTTGAATATACTGCCGGTATGCTGATTCCATCAAACCTGCCATCTGGTTAAACTCTTCCAGAAGAGACACGTCGTCCATCAGATTGATCTCTTTGAACTTCATTAGTTCATCGTCACGTTCAATCTTATGCTCAGAGTTATCATAATGATCAATGAGTTTATCACATAACTCATCAGGCATCATTTTCTGATAGACCTTTACATAGTCTTGGAGCTTTTCCATTACTTCATCCTAAACGAATCTGGCTTACCCCATACTTCATTGGAGCTAATCCGAATATATCGATTCTCTTTTTGACTCCAAACCGTAATGTTAGGATTCTGCTTCTTGTTCCAGCGATTGATCTGATCAAGACGCTTACGAAACTCTTTCGAAATGTTTTTATTTGTAGTCATATCCATTATACAAACTCCAAGTCAATAGTTACGTGTTCGATAAAACCGTCACCGGTAAAGTACGGCATCTCTACATCATCATAGCGATCTTTAATAAGGGTGGATGCATCTCCGTTGATTTGCACCACACCCGCATCGTTCCAGGTATTAACCTTGACGTTCCAATCGCCGGTGTAGATATTAGGTTCATCATCTCGCACCCACTGCATTACAGCGCCAAGTGTCAGATCAGCATCAATACCTTCATCATCTTCAACGAGATATTTGATTGTCGCTTGTGGTTGATCCAACCACTCTGCATCCGAGTAATATGCAATAGCAGGAACTTCACTTTCTGTAGTTTCTACCTTCTCTTCTGAGAAAACTTCCTGGTAGAGAACCCATCCACCAACAAGTGCAGTTAAGGTAAGGGCAACTGCTCCAAGTCCAAGAAATAACATTTCTTTCTCCTATAATAATGGCCTGCCCGGTAGGATTCGAACCTACGACCGTCGGTTTAGAAGACCGATGCTCTATCCAGCTGAGCTACGGGCAGATAATAAATTAATTACAATTTTGGCTTCGACAGATAGTCACTGAAACATTCACTTCGATTTCGTCAACTACAATTGCAGTCTCTGCAGCAGCTGGAGTAGCGCATGCACCCACGGCTACTAAACTTAGGATGGAAAGGATTCTTTTCATTGTACGTCCTTAAGAGTTTCTGTCATCGATGAACAAATGCTCGCAGTGTAAAGTCCGCCGGATGCAACGGTACCTGCCAGAGCACCAGTAGCTGCACCAAACAGTGCATCGGTACCGCCTACGTTACCGTCAGAAAGAACAATCATAGCGGCCGTGCCAGCGACAGCGCCAATAGTTGCATACTGTGGCATCTTTTCGTTGTAGTACACTACGTTTGTGCATTCATCGAGAGGTTGAATGATCTGTGCACAGCCAGTAAGGGCAAGTGCAGCGATAGAACCGATAATAGCGAATTTCATATTAAGCTCCTACGATAGAGTGGTAAATGTCTTCCCATCCATTTACGCGGTTTTCATACGGTAGGTGACGATTGTGTGGAAGATCAATCAAGAATGAATGTAGACCCAACTCATCACCAAGTTCTGCGTTTTGTACTTTATCTTCTACCCAGTAACAACCACTGTTACGATAGGGCTCCAAGGCCTCATCTTTATCGGCGCCAGTATCCAGGCAGACAAGTTCATCGATTACCTCTTCACCGAATAGATCGTGAAGATTTTGTAACCGTGCCTTGTAAGCGTATTTATTCAGCGACAAAGAGGTGATGACACGAAGCACGTATCCACCTTCTTCGTACAGCTTACGTACGTATTTAACAGCATCGTAATGGGGAGTAAGATGTGCAATTGCCGCAGAGTTATTAAACTCTTGTACCAGACTATCTCCTTTTTCTTTGTTAACAAAACCATATCGTTTCCATACAGAATAGCCTGTAGGATTTTGTTCGGCATAACCACGTTCGGCCATAAACTCTTTAAAGCCAAAGAGCCAGTCAACGAGTACGCCGTCGCAGTCAGTGAGAATTACTTTTTCATTCAGATTCGTCATTTTCTTCTTTCTTAATAAATTGACTATAGTCTATACCCATCAGTCTTCCCATAGGATTTTTAGTTAGGTATAGATTCCAAAATGTACGGGTAAAGTTATACTTCCAGTAATCTTTAAGCCTGGGTACAACAGGGTCACGCATGTCTAAGTCCTTCTTGCATGTCCTTTACAAACTGTTTACCTTCGTCGACCCATTGATCGAGAAACAAATGAGAAAGGCGATCAACCATTACGCTACGGGTTTCATATATAGTATCATCATCATATACGAAGTAGAAGTAACCTGGAGCATCATAGAGAGCTAGGTTAGGCTCTCCAATCTGCTTGAGTATAGTTTGACGTTTCATGCCATGTTCCTGTACAGCATTTCGTAGTACCAATCCGGATCGGCGTCTTTGAGGATACCAAGTGGAGTGCCACCATCTTTCATCAGTTTTGAATACTGTTCTACGCTGAACAGCTCCACGATCTTCTTCTGCACCCGATATCGGGTGAAAACCCCACCGTGCTTGAAGCGAGCGATAAAGAGAGGCTTACGGGTACCTACGCGAGATGGGTGGACGTTTGGACCTTCCTGGTAGTACTCAGCGCCTTCGTAGTCGCCGAGGTAGTTGAGGTAACCACCGAAGTACTGGAACTGAGTCTTGTCAAAAGCAGTCATGATGTGAACCTTTCGTGTATCAGCTTATATATGTAATATAGTACCTTACACGTGGTTTGTACATAGGTAATTTGTACTTTTTTCAAACTATTAGTTAAGTTTTTAACATAAAAGAGGAGAGAAGCTTTGGTATACTCCTCTCCCCCCGTAATGATATATGGATTATAAACTGTTTCTCACGGTTTGTACACAGTTAATTGTAGACTTGATCCTCCATGTCAGATATTGATTTACCTAAGAAATCCCTTTTAAGTCTCAGTTTCCTCACAAGGTCTGAACGACCCATTTTTGCCATCTTGTACTCATAGTGTTCTAATTCGCGGTAGTCTTTTCTGAGTCTCTCGATTTGGGAAATGATCATAGAAAGATTCCTTTAGTGGTTAAGGTTCAAAGATCATAACGATTAGGGGAGGATACTTGGAAATGCCTCCTTCACTACTGCAGATGTGATGCCCTTGAAGGGTTTTTTCTCTTTCATCTGCAATACGATTTTAGCATCTTCAGGATGGATAGCCTCAAGAAGCTGAATGAAAATACGTTCTCTCTTGAATGGTCTGACGTCATTGCCTTTGGGTGCAACGAAGTACAGCATCTTCTTCAATTGTTTTTCCAAGGTGCTTGGAATACTCTCAGGCCTGTTCGGAGTATATGGTGGATCTCCCTCGGGAAGAAGGAACTTCACACCTGGGTTATAGGTGCCTTGTAAGATTGTCTTTAGGGCAAAGGATTCATTCTCTTTCAAAACCTGAATCTTATCTGCCTTTTTGTTTTTAGCCGACACTTTTTTCAGAATCTCATGCACATACAGATTCATTTTATTCACCATCATCTTTATCCTTTTTGATGTGTCTTGAGTTGATCCTACATTGGATGTACTCGTTATAATAATCGTCTCTCAATAGTACGTCGTGCTCGAATTGAAGCTTTGCCTCATAGTACGAGCATTCGCCCTTAGTCTTACAAAATCTAAGAATTTCTCGGTAGTATTTTTTTGCTTCAGGGTCAGGACCGTAGTTGGCCACTTCCTCTTGAAGCAATTTGTTGGAGCCGTAGTACTTTCTCCAGTCGGATTCTTTAGTGACGTATTTTGCTCTGGATTTGCCTTTGACCTTCGTCTTGCATCTGTTCCAGAATAGTTTTTTACCAATATATTTCTTGTTTGTATCCAAGTCTTGAATACGATAAACAAATCCAATATATTCCTCCGGAGCCGTTTTTGGCTCATACGGTTTGAATTCATGATACCACATATGTAAAAAAATAGTCCCAAGTTGTTCACTCAGGACTATTTATCATTTTGCTAGAAATCGATTTCGCAAGCTCCGCCGGCACAAGCTGCCGCACCGAGCGTATCCACATCAGTAAACTTCTTTTCAGTTAGCTCACCAATCCAGTCGATCTGTTGATATGATCGTTTGATCTTCTCCCACTTGTGAATTAAGTGAGCATCTTTCAAACAGTACTCTGCTTGTTTAAGATCACCTTCTAGATACTTGGATGCAAACGCCTGGAAACGACGTACCCAGTCTTTCTTCATAGTGTTCTTGGAGTTTTCAGCCGAGATATCCTCGCCAAATCCTTGAGCAGTACTGCAGGCCATCCAAAGATCTCCAAAAGCTTGCAGGCCATCCACAACGAGACCAGAGGCTAAAACAGCCGCCACGCCATATTTTTCCACCATCTTTTCAGCGTCGATGACTTCAGTATTTGGCGCTTGATTAAAATCTTTGTCGCCAGAAGTAGACAAGAAAGAAATACCAGCAAAGCTATTCCTATTGCTATAAACATATTCAGCAACATCGTCCCAGTCCTCTACTAGAATTGTGTTCGATACGTTATGACTAACAGTTGGATCCGCACAGAGATCTTTGTTTTTACCTGGATTTACCCAGTGCTTCTGTGCTTTGGCTACCAGATCAAGATGCTTAGTACCAATCAGATCATCTTTAAGAAGTGAATCCTTCTTAGGGGTAATAGGGAATGAAACGACCCAGTCACTACCAGATGCAGACCATACAGATTCTTCAACCATATCTGGATTAGTCTTAGCAATTAACTGTGCAATCTCAGACTCTTTGTTTAGTTGGATATTTCTAATGTACCTTTCAGAATGTTCAGCGTGTATTCCACTTGCAGTACCCAAGAGTACAGAAGCATTGCCGCTAGGCTTAACGCAAGTAGTCCGAGCAGCAGCATTAATCCCGAGAAGATTAGCAACTCGAGCATTAGTCTCTTTAACAATCTTGGCGCCTTTTTCCAAGATCTTTTCATCGAATAAAACATCAGGGTTATTCATCCATCCAGTGATAGACACCCCAAGCAGAGCTTCACGGTCAAAGATCTTCTTGGATGTATCAGATAAGAATTTAAAGTCGGTGTAACCAGCTTGAAGTGTACCAAGGATCGATGCGGCCTCACATGCCTTATAGAATGATTCCTCATCTACGCACTGCCCACCGTTGATCTCTGTCAGGTTGCACCCCTGCCAACCAGACTCACCATCGATCTGTGGGAACATACCAATCTCTACACACGGATTGGTTGTATGTTCTGTGGATTCTACAAACACGAAACCAGGTTCACCAAACTGCTTGATAGAATCCATGATCGCCATGAAGTCTTCCTTCTTGGTTTCCTTACGAACAATCACTGCAGAGTTATTAGAACGTGCACGCTGTGGGTTGTCTACAAACCAATTACCGGTCTTAGCGTTCATCATCTCTGTGTCAGTTGGAGTAAACAGACAGATAGTTGCAGAACGCCGCACACCGCCGCTCAGGACCGCGTCAGCACAATGCATCGCAATATCGTAGACATGGATTGGTCGTAAAGAAACTGGACCATTTTTTCCCATTACCAGACCTTGAATCAAGTACTCAATACGATCCAAAGCCATCCGTAAACCATCAGGGCCCGGTGCTTTGAATCCACCAGAAATCTTTGCGCCTTTGGGTCGAATGTTTGTTAGGTCAAAGAATACACGACGACCTTCAAAGTCAGGATGTGTACCGCCACCTACAAAATAGGATGACATTAACACGTCTAGAGCTGCAGCCCAACCTTCAATAGAATCCTCTACGACATATCCCTTAGCTTGCTTTTTACGATCAACGACCTGAGGAAGCTTGTCTACATGATGTGTCTGTACAGAGAAGCCTGCACCTGCACCACATAGTAGAATATAGAAGTACTCACCGAAGAAAGACGCACGGTCTACATATGAAGAGGTACAGTTATACATTTTCATTTGGTGTTTAACTAACTGATCACCACCAAACTGAAGAGCACGTTGTGCACCGAGTACACGCTTCTCCTTATAAGCATTAGAAGCAATGGCCATTTCGTTAGCTAGCTCTGTAGTCATTTTATCCTTATAGTAGTCTTTATGCATAGCCATAACACGATCGACAGATTCATCCCAACTCTCATAACGGTTTTCATCATCAATGTATCGGGAATAAGATTCGTAAAATTTAGTTTGAGACAAAAAGTCTCTCATGTCTAGACTATTGGTCATAGAACACACCTCTTGCGTTTGAATTTTTGGAATTAGGTATTATATATCAGATCACGAATTTTGTAAACAGTTACTTGAGTTTTTCGACTGCTCGCGATCCAAACCAGAACGAAATAATAGCGGCAAAGATAGACTGCGACTGTGGGTCCCAGATAACATCAGAGATATCGGACAAATTCAGTCCTGCTTTCATCGCTTCCATTACTAGTACGGTTTTATAGAATAAGAAAAAGCCAAAGAAACAGTACGTAATAATAGGACGTACACCCTTCTTCAATCCTGCAAAGAATCCAGTCTCTTTGGAGATTGCAATGTCATGCTCGATCAAGCGCTTATGCTCTTCATGATCAGCCATGTCTTTCAGGTAGTCGTGCTCAGCTGACTGCATCTGCATTTTAATTTCTGCAGAAGCTTTCATCTTAGCTAATTCGTGCTTCTGTTCCTGAGCTTTATTAATCGTCTCAAGAATCTTAGGAGCGAACGACGTACCAAATCCTAGAACGGATCCAAGTAGTGCGAACATTTAATATTCCTTTTTACGCCTCACGAAAGCTTTGAACTTCATGGGTGTAGGAATAGTCGCAATGTTCGCAGTCGTGGTACCTATTGTTTCATTTTTTTGCTTTGTTATCTTTTTCATTTTATTAATATATTCTCTATAAACACCCGCAGCGCTTTTTTTGCCCATGACCCGTGCTCTTTGTTCCATCGCTATAGCAGCTTGAATTTTATGAGCATGACTTCTACCAGAGTTTTCGATTTTCTTAATTGAGGCCTCGGCATCATCGACAGTGGCAAACTTTAAACCGTGAATAGTGCCCTTGGGATTTTCGTCTGTATACAAATCCGAATGTTTATCAGAGCCAGCTGGTTGTCCTTTTTTGCGAGGAATGCGCTTGTTTTTGGGTTCAATCTCTTTTAAGATTCTCTTCTTGTCGAGTGGATTAACCTTCATCTCGGTGAGAACTTTCTCGACATCGACGTCATAGTGTTCTCTTAACAGAGCCAGTGCAGCAATATACGAAGCAACTCTGGTTTTACCGCCAGGTACGGTTTCAATCAATCTCTTCAGATTAAACACGAGTCTATGGAACAAGTTAAACGCAGCCCGTTCCTCGGCTGTTTCAATCTTCTTTTCTTTCAGCCTTTTACCGGTTTCATCAATGATCCCAAGCTTAAAGGCCTCGGTCTTCCTAAAAGGGGTGACCAAGAGTTTTAAGAATCTGTACGTATAGATGGTATCTGCAACAAATGAGACGGCCATTATATATTCCTTAAAACTCCTACTACTTTAGGATCCATGTCGATCCCAGTTAAATCCCCTGGTAGAATGTATTTTAATTTTACCAGGAAGGGTTTGATTACTGACCAATATTTATATTCCAATTTTAAAGCCATGAGCTTGATTCCAATTGGAATAGTGAACACGTTACAAAAAACAATAATGTGATTCATCAGTAGTCTATCAGGCAAATCACCAGTGTCATGGTACCGATTGATGAGTCTCTTGATATACTTGATTCTATTCAAGTCTTCGTAAAACTCGTCAGTACTAGAGCACTGGTGATTGATATAATGTTTAGCCGCGACGATGATGTAGTTTTCTTCAGTGACGTCGACGTGTTCACTTAAAATTTTCATAGTTTAGATCTGAGATTCAAGATCCTCAATCATTTCAGCTTTAGTCATGGAAGTATCTAATTCAATTCCATGGGCATCCAGTGCGTGTTCAACCAGCTGTGCTTTAGTCAAAGACCAGTGATCTACATCTGGATTGGCTTCAGTCAGCATCTCAGCTTCTGGCTCAGGGTCTGCTTCAATGATTGGTTCTGGAGCCGGAGCAGGCGCAGGCTTATTCATCTGTGCCAGTTTCCATTCCTTGATGTCAACCGGACTCAGACTGCGAGCTGCGAGAAGTTCACCAGTGATAGGATCAACCCACCCTTTGTTTGTGGGTACAGCGGTTTTTGCAAAAGAAGGAGGCTTAATCATACTCTTAATCCTTTAATTATTCGTTTTCATTTGTTGTAAGGCTTTGGTGATACCGTCGATGATCTCAGCCTTGAGAGGATTTACAAAAGAAGTGTCACCCTTGTTAGCGATAGGATGATTGTGCTTCAGGGCTTCTTCAGCACCTTCCTTGTTCTTTCTGTAGATTTCTTCGGCATCAAGAGCAATCTCTTGCTTATGCGTATTCAAGTGATCCTGCTCGTTTGGAGAAGCTTTACCAGGACGTGGCACCTGCTTGTTGAAGGTATCAGAGGTGGCATCATCTGGGCCGTGCTGTGCGGTTCCAGCTCCTTCGTTGACAGATTCAGTAAAGTGCGAATGAGCTACTGGAGTCTTCTTCCTTGTTTGAGAACTGGAAAGGTGTACTGTATCACCTTTACGATGCGCGGTTACCTTAGTACCCGTCTCATCCTTAAAGCTTGTCTTCTGATTGTCACCGAGCTTTTTGATTGCGGCCTGATGCTCAGGGTGAAGCGGATAGGAGTGCGATGTGCCGTGATTTACCGTCATCATCCGGCCGAACTTATAATTTTTCTTCTGTACAGTTACAGCTTCGTTCATCAGATCATCGTGATTTTTCATTGCGTAATTGTTTGCATCTTCTTCGTCTTTGAACTTGGCAACGACCTTACCAGACTTGTTATAAACGCAGTACATCTTCATCTCGTCGTTGTACTTCACGTGATCCTTTGGATCCATCTCCGTATGAGCAGCATCTTGTAAGTCTTTTTTAAGTTGTTTAGCTTGTCCAGCGTGGGCTTTACTAGCACCTTTTAGTGCTTTGACAACTGCTTTAACTGTATCAGTGTCTTTTGCATCCAACGCTTCTTCTACTGGTTCCGCGCACTCGCATTCTGCGTTTTCCCCACACTCACAAGATTGCTCTTCGATCTCTTTTGCGGCATCGATCTGTCTAGCGGTTGTGCTTTTCATGGTGACCTTATAGGTCTTATCACCAAACTTAAAAGAGTCTTTGCCTGCCTTTTTAGCAGCAGCTGCGGCTCCCATGAAGTCAGATACGTCCTCGTCTGCGATTCCTTCTGGCACCCAGGCTTCACGTTTAACCTTTTTGGCGCCATACATTTCCATCATGGCTGTTCTGATTGACATTTGTTATTCCTTACTTGTTAAACAGGTAGGTGATTAAGGTGCCGAAACCACCCACCACGCCTGTGATAATTATCCAACTGATTCTATTTATAATATTTACGGTTATCTGGTTCTTTTGAACCACTTTTTCCATATCACCTACTTTATCATATAGTTCGTAAATATCTTTTCTTAGGATCTTATGATCTTCTTCTTGATTAATCAGTTTCTCTTCAACTCTTGCCATTTGCACGAGAACTTCAGAGAGCTTATCAATTTTTGATTCAATGCGATCCATGCGCTCTTCGTTAGTTGCCATTAGTTGTCTACCTTTGCTCCTGCTCTCCATTGGAAACATGACCAGTACCGAGCCTTCCACTTAGGACCCGGGTTATCACAGTTATGTCTAGCACGGAAACTCTTACGGCGAGCTGGATCATCTCTCTTAATTTCCATGTTCGGATCGCCGAATCCAAGTTTAATTACGTTACCTTTTTCATTCTTAACGTAGACATAGAATTTTTTCTTCCCGTCGTTGGAACGGAAAGGATCGTTGAGCTTTACCTTACGGCCTTGATACTCGGCCTGCTCAACAAGCGGTGGCTCGTCTATGTAGCAACCGAAAGACTTCATCCCGCAGGCCTTCTCGCTGGTTTATTCATTCTACCTAAAGCTTTGCCCAATTTACCTGCTGCTTGCACGACAGAAGATCTTCTCTTCATCGCTCGCTGACGCTTACGATCGTCAATTTCTTTCTGAGCTTGCTCTCTTTCTCTTTTTCTCTCTTCGCGTTCACGACGAGCTTTAGCTACCTTGACAGGATCAAATCTATCTTTAACTTTCTTTGCGGCAAGCGCTGCACCACCGATAGCAGCAATAGCACCTACGCGATCTCCCGCTGCCATAGCTTCATCTACTTTTTTTTCGTCATCATCATCTTCTTCGTCTTCGCTTGCCATGTAGTTGTAAGCAGAAGTCATATAGTCAGAGGCTTTGGTGATTTTGGACTGCACCCATTCTGGCATGTTCTCTTCGTCGTCCAAAATATCCATCATATCTTCAGCGTTACGAACGATGGTCTTGAGCTGAGTCTTAGCCATTTCGCCTTCGTTATCATACTCGTTAGGGTCTTTAGCTTCATTCATGCGCTTGAGGTATGCAGCAACAGATGGATGCTTGGATAATCCCTTAGCGATTCTTTCGATCTTGCGTACAGCGTCGCTGTAGTTTCCTTGCTTGTAGCGAGGATCAGCAGCGATACCCATTGCCATCTTTACCTCTTTTCCACTGAAGGCTTCTTCTACAGACTCTTTTCCTGTAAAAGTTCTCACCAGCTTTTTCTTGTTTCTACTGGATTTAAATTTCTTAGTAGCGTAGCGACCGAACTTCACTGCCTGATCGAATTTTTTATCGCCGGTTTTCTTATCGCCTGCAGTATCAGCGTCTTTAGACTGACCCATTGCCTTTTGATAAGACTTCATAGCTGTCTTATAAGAAACTTCATCTACTTTATCAGGTAGGCCTTTATGCTTTGTCTTAGCAAAGTCTTCTAACTCTTTCTCAGACATACCTTTTGCCAGGTCTTTTACAGTGTCGGATACCTTATCACCAGACACCTCACCCCGCTTATAGGCTAAAGCAAGACCCATGAGTTTCTGTTGCTGTTTGGATACTGCTTTCTCTTGTAATTCTTTAAACTTCATTATCGGCTCCCGAACTCGTGACCTGCTACACGTTTCATTTGTTTTGTAAACTCCTTGTAAGAAGGCTTGTTCTTATAGAGCTTGATAGAGATCTCAGGGCGGTCTTTACCTTTGATTCTCCAGTTTAAACCTTTTTCTTTATGCTCAGGCTTGGTGGTCTTGACAACCCTGCGCTTATAACCCGCTGGCCATGGCTCAGGCTTTCCGCCTGGACCCTCATCCATTTGGCCCGGAGTCTTCTTCTTTGTATGCTTGGTGTATTTCTTAGTACCAATTTCATAGTACTCTTTGAACCGTTGCATTATCCACGCACCTTCGCTGCTAGATCTTTATCAGCTTTACCCCATGTGCCAGAAGACTTGGTGATGAAAGAGTTAACTCTAGCCATTCCCCATTGTTGAGGAGTCGTTCCAGGTCTGTGACCCGTACGCCAAGCTGCCATGCCTCGGTTGTATACTTTTCTCAAGATTCCCAAAGGCATGCCGCTCTTCTCTGCTTTCTTTTTCAGTCCGGCAGTCGCATCTTCGGAAATGTATTCTTTGAACTTCATTTGTCTTCTCCAAACATCTGTCTGAATTTCAGAGTGTGCTTTGATAGTTTCGTCTTAGCTTTTGCATCCCCAGGAGCCGGCTTGTATGCAGCTGGATTGTCATCGCTCATCTTAGCCTGCTTCTTGAACTGTGCGTCTCTTTTTTTCTTAGTAGTTTTGGAGAGACCTTTGTGATATGCGGCTGGTTGAGATCCTTTGCGATCTTTGATATCTGGATCCTGACGCGCCTCTTCCACGGCATCCAACCATGTGCGCTTTCTCTTGCCGTCAAACTCTACGATCAAATAGTTTGATCCGCAATGGGCAACTACTCCCATCTCGCCGGATTCCTTCAGGCGAACCGTAGTGCCAACAGTGAATAGTTCGCCGCTAACGTAGCTCTCACGTGTTTCGGAAACTGGCGCCAGCATAACATGTTGAGCAAACGATTTATTTTCATTGAGATTCATTCCTTTTCGAACTGCGTTAAACAGATCTTTTGCCAAGGAGTCATTTGCACCTTTAGGAAGACCCATGGAGAATTTGCGGAAATCATTGTTCTTGGCATTGTCACGCTGCTTCGAAGCGGACATTCCCGATACGTCATCCGAATCAGGGTCACGATCACCGGCGGATACGACCTTAATCGTTTCGAAATCGTATTTACCGTGACGTGCGTCAATGCCGTTATACTTCTTGAGTAGTGAATCAAACTCTTTGATTCTATCGGAGCCAACAACCATCACCAGGTTCTTGTATCCTTTCTTACTCATGTGTACCGCTGCCATGAGAACGTTTTTGATATTCTTATCCAGCATAATGTTCCTAGCATGCTTGGGGAACATCTTACGCATGAACTTCACTTTGGTTTGATAATCCAAAGGATTCTTTTTGGGATCGGAAGACTGAGATGCAAAGATGAAATAGTCTTTGCCTCTCGCTGTAGATGCAAGCTTATCCAGTAACTTCTCATGACCAGTCGTCGGTGGGTTAAACCGGCCAAAAACCAGGTAACCTACGGATGACTGTTCTTCTAGATATCGCTTAAATCCATTAATCATAATTTATCCACGCCTTCTTTGCACGTCTAATTTACGCTTACTAGGTAACAATCTCTTTGAGATAAATCCTGTAACGTTTTTGGCTCTGTCTAATCTTTTCTCAACTCGTGCTTTTTGAGAAATGGACATGTCTTTTTTAGTTCTACCGCCATAGTATCTTCTGGTCAAGATATCTCTTGCAGTTCTTCTGCCACGTCTTTTCAATCTATCAAGAGTGGCTGGTCGTCTTAATGCGATTTTTCTCTGTCTTTGCAGACGCTGTTTGCGCCTACGCATTTCAATAGACTTTTTACGTCTAGCTTGAAAAGTTAGTACTTCAGAAACGGGTAAAGACTCCCCCTCACTAGGAGAGGAAGTCTCAGCTACAACGGAGAGGAAGTCTTTAAACCCGATCATTTTAGAACTTGAAGCCTATGCCAACTTTC